ATGCTTGACAATCCTAGTCCAATCTGGGCCGTAGACATTACAGCCTATAGCCGACCCATTTCGGACATTGTTCGTCAAATACCATCGAGTGAAATCTCCAAAGTACATCCGCACCGTGATGAGGTAATCAATAGGGCAACCGGAGACCAATCTAGTCTTTCCTGTTTCAACTTTGTCTATAGGGCGTCTTTCATCTTTAAGGAAATCAGCATATACATGCTTCAGCCTCCTGCCCTCTTTGGCAGCAATGATAATGTATTCCACCCGAGATTTCAGCTCACGACAGTAAGTGCTAGTGAACTCGTAATCACCCTCAGACCCAAAGAAATGAGTCTTATGTTTGTACCCCTTAGGCACCCTAAGGCACCATGGATATCCAGCCGATGTTCCCCTAGCAATGCCATCAAAGAAGGGCACACCTGGTAAGCCAGCAACGGCCTGCTCAAATGTATACACCTTCTTGGCACTTTCTAAACCAGGAGCATCAACAGACACTTTGATCACGTCTGCTATGTAGTGTGAGGTGCATGCCCTCAACACATGCTTGTCCAGGTATTTAACCGGTAACTCATACTTGCTCCGTGCATTCGTCCATGGGTCCACTATTCCCAAGTGGCCAGTCGTCTTTCGCAACATGGCAGGTTTGACACCACTACCCTCCAAATCTTGGGCAAGTGGAGATTAAATAATCTTGGTTATGGTGGGGGAATGCAGAGCTTCGGACATCTCAAGGGTGTTGAACCTATCACTAGGCTCTACACTTTCAAGCTCTCCTGCTTGGGGTTCCCAATCCTCAGACATGGGCTCTTCACCAATCTCTTCTAAAATCTCAGAACAGACGGCCTCAATCTCCTCTGCGGAAATGTGCACGCCTATACCATGTGCTGAACCTTGACGGCCAGCAACGTGGATTCCAAGTAATTTCCTGGACCCGGTTGTTGGATCGCAAACAGCCACCCACGAACCACAGTCCCCCATCCGCGTCGGTATGGGGTACTCGAAGGAATCAGGCAACACATAATCTGTGTACCCAAAACCCTGTCTATAGTGCATCGTAACAATAGGCACTTGTATGCAGTTTTCTCTCTCGAGATACACGGCACCAACAAACTTGTCCTTTGGAACCTCACTATCATGCAATATATGCTTTCTAATGTTTGGTCCGCGGGGGAAAGTTTCTGGCATCACAACAAACACCAAATCTCGCTCCATCATGTCTTCTGGGGAGTATGAATCTATCTCCTCAAAAGCAACCTCGCGGGTTGCTGCCGGTGCGTGGTAACGGGCAAAGGTGAGCATAAGTTTGTCACCTGGGTCACGTTGTGCCTGCATGTCTGTCCAGGTTACCCAGAAGTGCATTGGTAAAATACCAATACGCCCATCGAGCATGGTTAGATAACCATACCCAGTGGAATGTCCTATACAGGAAACTTTGTACTGGGCCCTCATAAAAACCTTGGTTAGGATGTCCTGAGTGGACTTATCCATACCAATTTGGGGGTGCGCGGCTAGAACATCGTCGTGGATTTGCTCCATAACTGTGTAATCTTTACCACCTACACGTTGTACGTGCCCCTTCCCATATTTGGGTGGCTTTCGAGGTTTCAATTGTTTAACACGGATTGGCTTCGGTCGTGCAACGCGCTGTGAGAATGATTGCGCGCGAGGCAGGTCCGG